GATAACGGCCCTTACGGCTACCTCGAGCCCAGGACCAGCAGTACCGTGAACGCAGCCACCAACGTCACCACCACCAGGATCGCCACCCCCTCCATCGCAGATCCATCATGGCCCTCACCGCCAAGCAACGACGCGCTCTCCCCGACTCAGCCTTCGCGCTGACTGGCCGCCGCTACCCGGTGCCGACCAAGGCGCAGGCCAAGCGCGCCGGCATCAGCGAAGCACAGCGCATCCGCCTGCACCGCAACGCCCTGGCCCGCTCCACCAACCGCCGCACCGCCGGGTCCTACCCGACCATCGCGCGCAAGGTCCGCGCCCGCGCCGGCGCCAAGGTCGCCACCGTCGGCGGCAAGCACGGCAACATCAGCTCGCCCGGGCCGCGCGGCCGCCGGCGCTAGACGCCGATCGCCCCCGGCCACACCCGGCGCTGCCCGCCCGCGGTCCGGGCGCCAGCCCGGCCACGCCCGAGCTCGCCGCCCCGCCGGCTGTTGCACTGCCCACACGCCGCCACCAGATTCGCCGGGTCATACCGCGCGCCACCCAACGCACGCGGCTTGACGTGATCGACCGTCGACGCCCGGCCACCACACCAATGACAACGCCACCCATCCCTGGCCAGGATCACCGGCCGCAACCGCTGCCACTGCCACCCCAACCCCTGCTCGGTGGTGGTTGCCGGCCGCTGCGCCACGCCCACAGCATGGCAGGACACCCCGGGTACCCCATGCCCGCAACCCACCCCCCGCCCCCCCCACCCCCCCTGCCACCTCCGTCTCCCGCCGCGCCCGCCGCGCGCGCCGTGTGCACGAGCAACGCGCGTTTTTTTCGACGCGGTCTCGCGATGAGGCCCCTCAGGGACTTGCACCAACCGTTGCCCGATCGCGGCGGCCGCGGGCCGATCGCGGCGCCGGCGCGCGGGTTCAGTAGATCCGCGGTGGTTCGACGCTGATCTGCTCGGCCAGCACGAACGCCCGCCACCAGGCGGCACGGGCTGCGAGCGCGGCGTCGGCGTGGGTGCCGTCGTCGGGCTGCAGCAGTCTGAGTGATCCGTCGACGGCGTGGCGGGCGCGGGCGTTTCGCATGTGCTCGGCGAGCAGCTCGTGGTGGTCGTGCGGGACCCGGCCGTCGATGATCGCCCGGTACAGCTCGTTCGCCGATGTGGCTTCGGTGTCCGCGTCCGACGGCCATGCCTCGACCGGGAGGCCGGCACGGTGCAGTTCGGCGAACACGGCGGTGCGGATCCGCCGCAGGTGGGTGACCTCGAGCACGTTCCAGCGCGCGGCGCACTCGTCGAGCACGCGGTGAAGCTCGTCGTCGGTGGCGGCCTCGGCCGCCCAGCAGTGAAAGACGGTGCCGTCCAGGCCGCAGCCGACCACCGACAGCGTCCGGCGGTAGGTGCCCCACACCGCGATGACGACGTCGGCGCCGTCCGCTGGCGCCTGCGCCAAGGGGTTGGACTCCCACGCCGTCTGCGGGAGCCAGCTCGAGGCCTGGTCCACCCAGCGGCCGAGCGAGTACGTCGCGAACGTGCGCTCGGGCATCAGCTGCGCCTGCATGGCGAGCGCGTCGATGTTCATGAACCCGGCGGCCAGGGCGGGGTTGGCCTTGCGCCACGCGCGGCGGTCGTGGACGTCGGCGTCGTCGGGGGCCGACCACTCCAGGTAGCGGACGCCGGGGGGCAGCGCGTTGTCCTCGTGCTCACGCTTGAGGCGGTGAAGCAGGTTCCCCGACTCGAGGCCGGGCGTGCCGATCCCCACGATCCGCATGTCGGGCTGCTTGACCGCCCTGGCGATGAGCGCCTCGGCGAGCTCGTCGGGCAGGAACCCGGCCTCGTCGAGGATGGCGAGGTTCGGCGCCAGGCCCTGCAGCGACGACAACCGGGCGGGGTGCGCGCGCAGCCGCGATCCGGTGGGCCGGTACTCGAGGATCCCGGGCTTGGCATACCAGACGAACTGCTCGGCTACCGCGGGGCAGGTCTCGACGAGGCGCTTGGCCTGCTCGACCAGGATCGACGCCTGATCCCACTTGGTGGCGACGACGTCGACCTCGACGAACTGGTCGCCGCGCACCAGCCGGGCGATCGCCAGCGCCGAGAGGAGGGTGGTCTTGCCGTTGCCAGCGGGGATAGAGACGAAGGTGACGATCGAGTCGAACAGCGTGCGGACGATCCGCTTCTGGAACGCGGCCAGCTGGAACGCCTGGCCGGCGCGGTGGCCGGTGGGGACGGTGAGATAGGTCTCGATCCAGCGGATGGCCTGCGCGGCCTCTGAGCGCACGTGCCAGCCGACCCACGGAGGCATCTCGACGACGCGCAGCTTGGGCTTGGGTCCCCAGCGGTTCAGGGTGTCCGGCGCCGGCTGCCAGGTATCCGGTTTGCCCATGATGTCGACCTGAAAGGTAGAGTTTGGCTATGCGCCTGTGGCGTCAGCGCGCGCCCAAGGACATCCACGCCACCAACGCGGTGCCGCCCACCTGGGCGTCGCTCGAGGACTTCGTCGGGCACGCGCTGCGCAACCCCGCCAACGGCTGGTTCGAATCGTGGCGGGGCGTCAGCGTGGGGACCGTCGATCGGTGTCTGCAGCTGACCGCCCAGCAGATCGCCACCATGCCGCTCAGATACCGGCACAGCGCGGCGACGCAGGGGTCGGTCTACCAGTGGGTCACCGATCCCGACCCGGCCTGGTTTCCCAACGGCATCACCGACGCCGTCTTCGCGATGGTGTGGTCGATGTACGCCTACGGTGACGCCTTCCTGTGGGTGACCTCGCGCTACGAGTCGGGGTACCCGCGGACCTGGACGATCCTTGACGCGCTGACCATGCACGTCCAGGACGCCGGCGGCGTGCGCGCCTACCGCTTCAACGACGTGTGGCTGAACCCGGGTGACGTCGTGCAGATCACCCGCAACCCCAACGGCGCGCTCAGGGGCACGTCGGCGGTGCAGGCGTACTGGGCCAACGTGCAGTCCGCCTACGAGGCCGAGCTCTACGCCGCCGACGTCTACCAGTCCACCGGTGTGAACCGCGTCGCGCTGAAGTCGGCGCGACGCCTGACCGCCGACCAGGCCGCCGAGGTGCAGGCCCAATGGGTGCAGGCCGTCAGCAAGCGGCTGGGTGCGCCGGCGATCATCCCGCCGGATCTCGACTTCCTGCAGACCCTGACCATCAGCCCGAAGGATCTGATGCTGCTGGAGTCCCGCGACTGGGACGCCCGGCAGATCGCCGCCGCGTTCGGTGTCCCCGCCATCCTGCTGAACATCGCCGTGTCGGGCGGCCTGACCTACCAGAACCCCGTCCAGCTGTTCGAGCTGTGGTGGCGCTCTGAACTCATGCCCTGCGCGGTGAAGATCGCCGAGGCCCTGTCCCGCTGGCTGCCCAGGGGCAACTGGGTGGAGTTCGACCCGTCGCAGAGCATCCGGCCGGACCTGCAGACGATGGTCACCACCTACTCGAAGCTGTACGCGGACGGGGCGATCACCATCGACGAGTACCGCGCCGCGGTGCTCGACCTGCCACCCCTGGACCGCGGCGACCAGGCGACGGAGCTGTATGAGGAGGCCGGCGCGCACGGCTCGATCGGCGCGCCGCCACATGTGAAGGAGATAACGCCGATCGCGGAAGTGCGATCAATGCTCGAGAAATCGTGGGACAAGCTCTCCGTCGAGACCCAAATACTTCTTCGCTCAATGGGACGTGGTGTTCCCGAGGCCGAAGCGCGCTTCGACGCGGAGCTTGCCGAGCTGATCCGCACCCACAAGGAGAGATTGGAGAAATGAGCAGTCGCCAAACGGGATCTCGGCCATGAGCGACGACGTCAGACCGGTGATGCGGCGCACATTCCAGGCGCCGCTGGAGGTCAAGGAGGGTCGCATCGTCGAGGGCTGCTGCGTCCCCTACGGGGAGGCGACGAAGGTGCGCGACAGTCCCGACGGGCCCGCCTACTACGAGCGTTTCGAGCCCGGCGCGTTTCGCAAGCACCTCAACGCGGCCAACCGCATCGAGCTGCGCTACGAGCACCGCGACGATCTGGCGCACTCGGTCGGCGTCGGCCGCGCGCTCTACGAGGAGGCCCGCGGCCTGTTCGGGACCTTCCTGATCCACGCCGGCGCGTTCGGCGACCAGGCACTGGAGCTCGTCCGTGCCGGGATCCTGCCCGGCTTCTCGATCAGCTTCTCGGATCGCTTCACGCAGTGGAAACGCGCCGAGGACCAGGTCGTCGTCCGCGAGAGCTGCGAGCTACATGAGGTGTCGCTCGTGCGTCAGCCCGCCTACGCCGGCGCGGTCGTCACCGCCGTACGGTCACGCGCCCAGCTGCTCGGCGAGCTCGAGCTGCCCGCGATCGCCGACGAACAGCTCGAACGGTTGCGCTCGGTCGGCATCGAGGTCTAACCTCCGCGAGCAGAACGGCACCCCGCACCGCGGGCGAACGGGCACCCCGGCCAGCAAGGCGACACCCCCGGTCAGCGCACCCCCGCACGGCGGCACCCCGTCGGACTTCAACCCGAAGGAGTGACCTGCCGTGCCCAACCCCGTTCTGCAGCGCTACGTCGATGAGCGCACCCAGACCCAGGAGAACATCGACCGGATCCTCGATCGCGCCAACGAGGAGGAGCGCGACCTCACCGACTCCGAGCGCGAGCTGATCAACGGCCACCGCGAACGCCTGCAGCAGCTCGAGCCGATGATCGGCGAGCTGCTCGAGGTCGAGGAGACCCGCAATAAGGCCAAGGACGCCCGCGGCGCGCTTGCCCGCCGCCGCGAGACGGGCGACGATGACAAGCCCACCGGCGACGGTGAGCCCGCCAAGCCCGAGGGTGAGTACCGCACGTTCGCGCAGTACGCCCGTGACGTCATGCTCACCCGCTTCGCGCACATCGGCGCGACCGTCGACCCGCACGTCCGTCACCGCGCCGGCGAGCGGCTCACCCATCACCGCGCCGTCGAGAAGGTCCTCACGACCGACGTGCCGGGACTGCTGCAGCCCCAGTACATCGCGCAGATCATGCAGGTGATCAACCAGTCGCGGCCGGTTGTCGCCTCCGGCCGCATGCTCAACCTGACCGCGGGCAAGATCCAGTATCCGAGGATCACCACCCGGCCGCAGGTCGCCAAGCAGCCGGCGGAGAAGACCGAGGCCGGCGACGGCACGATGACCGTGATCATGGTCGAGAAGGTCGCCTCGACGTTCATCAGCTCGGCGAACTTCTCTTGGCAGACGATCCAGTGGTCAAACCCCGACGCGCTGGCGCTGTGGTTCGACCTCGCCGGGGAGAGCTACGCCAAGCAGACCGACGCCGACGCCGGCGCGCTGCTCACCGTCGCCGGGGGGCTCGGCACGCCGCCGGTCGCCGTCGCCACCGACGACCTCGCGGGCTGGATGGCCGCGATCGCCGCCGCCGCCGGCCAGGTCTACACCGCCACCGGCCGCTTCGCCAACACGCTCTGGACGTCGCCCGACCTCGGCTACGGCTTGCTCGGCCTCGTCAGCGCAGAAGCCCCGACGTTCCTGGCCGTCGGCCAGGGCAACCTCGCCAACGGATCGTTCCCGCCGATCGGAGGCCTGCGCTTCGTCGTCTCCGCCGGTCTGGGGACGGGCACGGCCGTCGTCGGCGACTCCACGGCGCTGCTGTGCGCCGAGACCGCCGGCGCGCCGGTGGACCTGCGCGCGGTCGAGCCGTCGATCGGCGGCATGGAGGTCGGCGTCATCGGCGCGTTCCTCTCCGAGCTGATCGAGGAGGCAGCGTTCGTTCCGCTGACACCGCCGGCGGGCCCGTGATGACCGTCTACCGCCAGCGCAGGGAGGCCGGCCAGTACAGGCCCGACATGGGCTGGATCGCGAAGGCCGAGGCCGAGGTCACGGACGACCTCGACGCGATGACCAAAGACGAGCTGCTGGCGGCCGCGCGCGAGCGCGGCCTGCCGGTCAAGCCGGCGATGAGCAAGGCCGAGATCCGGGAGGCACTGGAGGCGCCCTAGATGGCCTACGCGACCGTCAACGAGCTCGCCGCCGCCCTCAGGATCCGGGTGACCACCGAGAACGAGCCCGGGCTGCAGAGCTGCCTGGACGCGGCCGCGGCCGAGATCGACCACGACGTCGACCGGCCCGCCGAGGACCCGATCCCCGACGGCGACGCGCTCGCCAACCGCGTCAATCTCGTTCGCGGCGTCGAGTGGTACAAGGCCAACGACGCCGCGTTCGGGGTCATCGGATTCGACCAGACCGGCGCGCTGCAGGCACCGCGGGACGGCTTCAACCGCCACGCCTACACCCTGACTCCGCTCAAACGCCGGTGGGGGCTGGCGTGATGGCGACCGTCAGCCGCGTGATGGCGCTGGCGGACGTGCGGCCCACCGCCGCCGTCGTCCTGGCACCGGTCGACGACAGCGACCCGGAAGTCATCACCGATGTCGTCGACAGCCTCACCCCGCCGGCGCTGATGCTGCTGTGGTCAGACCCGTGGATCGAGCCGGCGGTCGCCAACCGCCCGGCGATGGGGCCGTGCCTGCTCACCGCCAACCTGCAGGTGCTGTGCGTCGGCGGGCGCCTCGACCCGGGACCGGGGATCGACACGATCGAGCAGCTCGTCGGCTACGTCCTGGAGCGCATGGAGGCCGACGTCTACACCTGGCCGCTGGGGCTGGTGAGCGCGCTTCGCCAGCAGGAGATCGGCGGCATCACCTACCTGACAGCGCGCGTCAACTACGCCGTGCCCGTCACCGTCTGAAAGGACCCGCTGTGAGTACACCGCCGCCCGAGCCGATGCCGCTGATCCTCACCAACGCCAGTCTGAAGATCAATGGCCAGGAGCTCGCCTGCGTCACCAACCACCTCGAGCTGAGCCCGGACGTGTCCGTCACCACCGTCGACACGTTCTGCGGATCCAAGGACTACCCCGGCGTCGTGAAGTGGTCGCTGGTCGCCACCCTGATCCAGTCCTTCGACCCCGCCGCCACCGAGGAGGTCCTCTCCAGCGCCTACGCCGCGTACCTGGCCGACGGCACCCTCGCCGACTTCGAGATGGCCGGGTACCGCGACCGCGCCGCCGGCGTCATCGACAACCCCACGTGGGCAGGGCAGGCGATCCCGCAGCCCTACAGCCCGATCAACGGCGACGCCGGCGACGTGTCCACCGTCGACCTGGAATGGTCGCTGTCCGGGGAACCGACCCGCACACCGGCGGTCACCGTTCCCACCCCGTAGGTGATGGCGGACAACCTCGACGTGCAGGTCCGCGGGCTGTCGGAGCTCGCCCGCGGCTCACGCAGGCTGGCCGACAACATCGACTCCGGCGCCGACGCGGCGTTCCGGTCGGTCGCCGACCAGACCGCGACCTTGGTCCGCGGCCGCGTCCCCCGCGTCAGCGGCCGGCTCGCCGCAAGCGTCACGGCGGACAGCATCGCCGAGGGCGCGCAGGTCGGGATGGGCCAGGGCGTCCCCTACGCCGGCTGGATCGAGTTCGGCGGCACCCGCGGGCGCCCGTACATCGACCAGGGCCGCTACCTGTACCCGACCGCGCAGGCCGCCGGGCCGCTGCTTCGGCGCGCCGGGGAGACGACGGCCCGCGACGAGATCAGGAGGATGGCATGGCCGAGGCCAACGGAAGCATGACGACACCGCAGGTCCGCGAGATCGAGCTCGACCTCGTGGAGAGCATGAGCCAGCGCTTCACGCCCCGCGAGCTGCGGATGATCAAGGAGAACACCGGCCGCTCGCTGTCGGAGATCCTCGCCGACGACACATCCGACGAGCGCTTCACCGTCATCGCATGGCTCAAGGCACGCCGCGACGGCCACGACATCGACTGGGCCGACATGGACGACGTGATCATCTCGCTGACCAACAGCGCCGTGGACCCTACGACCGTGCTGCGGGACGCAATCTCGCAGTCTTCTGCCGCTACTGGCGCATGACCCCCAGGGAGGTCGACGAGCTCACCACCGCCGAATACCGGGCGTTCTGGGACTACCTCGAGGCCGAGAACCGCGAGCTCGAGCGCCAGGCCCGCGCCGCACGACGGAGACGCTGAGCGATGGCCAACCCGCAGGTCATCGTCGACTTCATCGCCAACACCAAGGACCTCACCAAGGGGGTCTCGACCGCCGACGGCGCCACCGGCGGATTCAAGGGCCGCCTGCAGCAACTCGGCAAGGCGGGGCTGATCGCCGCCGGCGCCGCCGGCCTCGGCGCGCTGGTCGGCACGCTGAAGACCGGGATCGCAGAGTTCAGCGAATCCCAGAAGGTCGCCGCACAGACCGAGGCGGTCATCAAGTCCACCGGCGGCGCCGCCGGCGTCACCGCAAAGCAGGTCTCCGCGCTCGCTGGCGCCCTGATGAAGAAGACCGGCATTGACGACGAAGCCATCCAGTCCGGCGCCAACCTGCTGCTGACCTTCACCAAGGTGCAGAACCAGGCCGGCAAGGGCAACGACATCTTCAACCAGGCCACCAAGGTCATGACCGACATGTCCGTCGCCCTCGGGCAGGACATGAAGACCTCGGCCACCCAGCTGGGCAAGGCGCTCAACGACCCCGTCCGCGGCATCACCGCCCTCAGACGGGTCGGCGTCACCTTCACCGCCGACCAGCAGAAACAGATCAAGGCGCTGACCGAGTCCGGCAAGACGATGGAGGCCCAGAAGCTCATCCTCGCCGAGCTCAACAAGGAATTCGGCGGCAGCGCGGAGGCCGCTGGCAAGACGCTGCCCGGCCGGCTGAACATCCTCAAGGAGTCGTTCAACAACATGGCCGGCGAGCTCGTCGGCAGCCTGGTGCCCGCGTTCACCACGCTGCTCGGCGTGTTCACCAAGGTGATGGGCGCCCTCGGGCCGTTCAAGGGCGCGCTGCCCGTCATCGTGATCGGTCTCGCCGGGCTGGCCGCCGCATTTGGGATCGTCACCGCCGCCGCGGCCGCCTACAACGTCGTCACCGCCATCCAGATCGGCCTGACCGCCAGCAGCGCGGCCGCCACGAATGGCAACGCCATCGCTCTCGCCGTCTACGGCGTCCGGGTGGCCGTGGTCCGCGTCGCAACGCTCGCCTGGACCGCCGCACAGTGGCTGCTCAACGCCGCACTGGCCGCCAACCCGATCACGCTCGTCGTCATCGCCATCGCTGCGCTCGTCGCCGCGCTCATCGTCGCCTACAAGACCTCCGACACCTTCCGCGCGATCGTCGACGCCGCCTTCGACGCCGTCCTGTCCGTCGCGCAGACGCTGTTTAACTGGCTGAAATCCAACTGGCCGCTGCTGCTGGCGATCATCACCGGCCCCATCGGCCTCGCGGTCCTGGCGGTCGTCAGCAACTGGAACACGATCGAGTCGGTCAGCAAGGCCGCGTGGAACGCGATCTCAGGGGCCATCAGCTCCGTCCTGAACGCGATCGGGTCGGCGGTCAGCTCGGCGATGAACACCATCCGCAGCACCGTCAGCTCCGCCTGGAACGCGATCTCAAACGCCAGCAGCAGCGCATGGAGCGCGATCTCGGGTGTCGTGTCGGAGGCCGTCGGCGCCGTGAAGAGCGCCCTCAGCGGCCTGGCCACCTGGATCAGCACGTTCGCCTCCGGGGCGTTCACCGTCGCCCTGAACGCGGTCAAACACGTGTTCGACAAGATCGAGGAGGGCGTCAAGGACGCCGTCGCCGGCGCCAAGGAGGCACTCAACGGCCTGGTGACCTTCATCACCGGCATCGCCGAACGGGTCGGCGCCGCCGCGTCGAATGTCGCCAACGCGATCAAGAAGCCGATCAACGCCGTGATCGGCGCCTGGAACAGCCTCGCCATCCCGCGCGTGGCGATCACCATCCCCTCCAAGAAGATCCTCGGCAAGAAGATCGGCGGCGGCAGCTTCGGGTTCGGGCCGTTCCCGTTCCCCGACATCCCGATGCTGGCCAGGGGCGGCGTGTTCGACCAGCCCACCCTCGCCGTCGTCGGGGAGGCCGGCCGCGAGATCGTCACCCCCGAAAGCCTGCTCAGGGACATCGTCGGCCCGCAGCACATCGAGGTCAGGGTGTTCATCGGCGCCGAGGAACTCGACCAGCGCATCCGCACCGAGATCGTCGACGCCAACACCGGCCTGGCCCGCATCCTGCTCGCCGGAGCCGCCGGATGACCGCCGACGTCGAACCCACCGTCCGCGACGTCCGCCTCACCTACATGGTCGCCGCCGACGGCACGGCGGTCACCTTCACCCGCACCGGCCCATCCGGCACCACCACCGCCATCCGCGGGTGGGCCAACCGCCCCGCGACCGCCAACACCACCGTCGCCCCACGCGACTTCGAGGCGCCGATCGGCGTGCCGATCACCTACACCGGCCAGACCCTCGACAGCACGGGCGCAGTGATCGACACCCAGACCGTGATGATCACGATCCCGTCCGAGGGGTGCGGGGACACCTGGCTCAACGACCTGGCGCGGTCGCAGAACACGATGCGGATCCTCATCGAGACGCTGCCCGAGCTCGATTTCCCCGTCCCCAACTCGGTGCACGAGATCATCACCCGCCGCGCCCCCATCGTCTCGAGCGATATCGCGCACACCCCCCAGTTCGAGCTGTCGTTCATCACCGAGAACCTCGACGAGCGCGACCGCGCACGCGCCACCCTCGGCAACGGCGTCCCCGTCCTGCTCAGAACCCCCCCGGAGGACGGCATCGGCAACCTCTACCTGGCGGTCCTCGGGTTCAAGGAGCAGCGGCTCGTCACCCGCGGCGTCGAGGACGACCGCCGGTTCGTCGTCACCGGCCGCCAGGTCGAACGCCCCGACCCGGTGCTGTACGTCCCCGGCGCACCCACCACCTACGACGAGGTCAAGGCCCGCTTCGACACCTACCAGGACCTCAAGGACCAGCGCGTCAACTACGACGCCGTCCTCTACGACTGGACC